GTGAAGACGATCGACATCGATCGGGACCACAGCGCCTACGATAGTTTCGAGACAATGTGGTTCGAAGAAATCGGGCGAGTCATTGAGGAGGAAGCCGACAAAATCACCCCGCCGCCCCCTTCTGGTTTCGATGTTTGGGACGCTCGCAAGCGTCGCAAGATCGTGCGGGGCAGCGGGAACGATCACACCATCAAACACTCTCTACACCGGGCGAAGGATGCTTGGCGCGTGTATCAGACGCGGGAGATCAAAAACGCCCATTTTAGTGCTGTGGTCGAGGAATGGTTGCAGTGGCCATACGATCCAGAAAAGCCGTTCCCCCACGACAGCTATGAACCCGACACAGGTTCTATATGGGACGAGCTTGACGGCGAATGTGTGTCGTGGACGATCAAAGGTTCACTTACGCACTTCCTCGTGTTTGCCGACCTCGAACGCGACACCGCCATGGCGATCATCGAGCAATGCGAAGACGATGGGGAAATCGACGCGATCGAGGCGACCATGGCGCGGTTGTCGATCTAACGAAGGGGTCACCAGTGAGCATCGAAGACGACAAACGCACGAGTGAGATAGCTCGTCTCGAACGCTCGCTCGCTCGTTGGGAAAAAGCCTTCCCTCCCAATTTCTCAACCACGGTTCAGTTCAATCCCTGCTATGAACCCGATTTCGACGAAATCTATAAGCCCCACGCGGGTGATGTATTGAAGCGCCGCATCTTCGCGTTGGTTCACGAGATAAAGTTCACAAACCCGTTTGCCGACGAAACAGACGAATTTCTTTATCGATGTTCGAGGTAAGGTAGGTGGACGAGCAACGATCCAAAGCCAATCGATAAGCGCTCAACTTACTCCCGGTTAAGGTTGCGCCCGTCCGATCATATTTAGCCGACGATCAGCGCCTTCGCTTTGTTCGTAAGCGCCACACGATCATCAAGACCGTTGAAGCCACCGTTGATGCGTTTCGTGATCGATCGAATGTCGTCGGCGTCCGCGTAGGCGTTCAGGCCGCGCACCATCCAATACCGTGCCGCAACCATAATGCCGATTTCGGGCTTCGCAACCATCGTAGGATCGCTGATGAAGTCGAGGCCAAGCGCCTTGCCGTAGGCGGTATAGTTCGCGCGTCCTGTCAACTGGATCGGTCCCCTGCCCTTGAACCGCTTACCGTCCCCGCGCTGCGTATTACCAAGGTCTTTGCGACCTTCATAAGCCGCCCCGCTGGCGATCTCCTCCATGTAGCGGAAGCCGCCGCTTTCGTGGGCGCACTGTCCCATGAAGTGAGCGAGCCGAAGTCCGGTATCGAGGATGAAGAAATCGCGGAACGCCTTGTTCGCGCCGATCGCCAGTTCAGCCGCTATCGCAGGCTTTGCGCCGAATTCTTCGAATAGTGCGGTGAGAGTTTTGGGACCAATGTCCCCGTCTGACTTTACGCCAAGCTTCGTTTGAAGTTTCGAGATGTTGAACATCTCGTATTTAGCGAAGGGGCGATTGGGCTAATGCGGGGTGGCGGCGAGTCTACTACAATCTTTCCGCCACCCCACGAGCAAGTCCGGTGAGGGATCAACCTGCGTTCAACCAAAGGGAGACATGGTGAACAATTCTATTTAGTCAGATGATCCGATAGGGTGCCAGTAACTCATTGAGGCTCACCATCTTACCTTTATGCTCAAGCACTGGATCATCGTCACTGGCGTTGAGGCTGTCGAGTGTCGGCCGGGCGTATCGTTCGATGGTGTAGCAGGCGTGAGCTTCGAGATCATCGAAGCCGGGATGATCATGGGGAGCGTCCTGCCACCACCGATGAGCGCGCCAGCGTGGTGCAAGGGCGGGCAGAGGCTCGGCTTCAAGCTCATCAAAATCATCGATGCCGAACACCGTCCCAAGGCTTTCAAAGTCGAACATCAGCGCGCCTCCGGGTATTGAACCGCGAAGAGCGTTTGGTTCACCGGATCGGACATCTCGGTTTCGTCATCGATACCGTGCTGTCGCATAAACTTTCGAATGCATTCCCCCCGAAGCCGTTGTCTGTGCAACTCCCTTGCAACGAATGCGCAAACATTTGTCCGCAACTTCATTTTGGGGGCTGCGATAATCGCACACATGATTTGATCGTAGCTAACCATCATGACCGAACCTCCGGGTATTGAATCCGGAAGATCGACTGCCAATGATCCGTTGTGAATTCTTCGTCCGTTAGATCATGTTCGCCGATGAATGCGGCTCGTAGAAGGATGTGAAGCGCCTTCCGTCCCCTCTCCCGGTGTTCGGGTATAGGTTGGGTTAGAATGATCCGGCGGACGCCAGCGAGACACTTTTCATAGGTTTCGAATTCGAAATAAGACCAACATGGTTCCGCTAGTATGTCGATCGCATCATCATGAGCGATAGATTTTAGAAGCTCCGCACGATCGGTGAATACCTCTCCGTAGCCGCGCGGTTCAATCCTGATTTCGCCGGGGGGAAGTGCTCGTTGTGGCTCATCCGGCTCATATCCCAAAAAGATTATCGTGCCGAAATCATGCCATTCGGTTTTGATCATTTTGCATCCTCCCCAACCATGGCCAGCGCGGCTTCCGCAGCCTCAATGAGATCATCGAAGTGATCATCATGTTGAGCTAGTTCGAAGAGAGATCGCAGACCGAGGGCGGCGGTTTCGAGGCGGGTCACTTGGACATCCCCGATGGGCGGAAGCTCATGTAGATAATAGTCGCGGCGGCAATTGCGCAGATGATTGTGATGATAGTTTCGTAAGTCATATTTCTCCCAGATTGTTTCAGATGCTTGGTTTGATAACTCGGTAAACTTGTGCGCGGCTCAAATCGAATATGACACGCAGGTTGTCGACGCTGATACCAGCGGTATGAGCGTTTCGAATTTTCTCGTTCCGGTCACGCAGCCGCCGTTTCGTATAATGCTCACTCACGCGAACCTCGTCCGAAAGAGCATCGCGTCGGACAGATCGTTAAAGGCTATCAGGAAGTCATCCCGCTCCGTCACGAGGATCGCTTGTCCTGCACAATTCGCCTCGACCCACTCCACGACATGAGGGGCAAGAGCGACATAGCTACGACCGTCCTTGCGGCCCGTAATAAGGTGGTAGCGAGTATCCATCACCTCACAATAGTCAAATCCTTGCACCCGAATCTCCTCATCAAATTCGATCCCTTGATAGCGGTCGATAAGTAATACATTCATCATACTCTCCCCTGATTGTCTCCGCATTATTATTTAGTCTCGTGACGAGATTCTTGTGTCAGAGTTCCGGAAATAAATTGCGAACTGCGCAGCCGTTGAGGCATGTTGTCTAAATAAGATTGCTACGGTAGGAGATGACCATGGCGAGCAGAATGTATTATTGCGATAAATAAGATTGCGGGCTAATATGGTCGCAATCCGAATAGCAAAACAACTGGCGCTCGTGACGATCATCTCCCGTCACGAGCGCTTTTTGCTTTTCAACTATTCGGAGATTTATGACCTACATTACCAACAACACCGCAGACGCTGAATACCAGACCGACCTTGCCACCTTCGTTCTCGACTTCGAGAAGATGGCTCTCGAAGGCAGGGCACCGACCCTTCGCGAAGTCGTGGATCACATCCAACCAGACCAGAACAACCGGTTGATGCTTGCCTTCTGTCTCAAGCACAAAATCGCCACGAAGGCGGAATTCAACCGTGAGGTGAACCGTGGTCGACAGCGGGACGCGCTTGGTATCGCCCCCGCGAATGCCACCGAACTGGTTGAAGCGTTTGCTTCCACGCATTCGGTAAAGGCAAAGTTGAACGGGATGCTCACCCGCGAGGTGAAAGCCACTTATGTCGATAGCATGACCGGCAAGACATTGCCGATCACACGCGCCGATCGTGAAGCAGCGGCAGATGTGGACCTAATGGCGGCGTTCCACTTCGACGCGCGGTCACGGATGAACCGCCTCGACTTCGAGCGCGAACTTCGCATCCTGTCCACCAACTTGAGGATCGGGATCGCACCAGCAGACATCACCGACGCGGTAGACGAATGGTTCCGCAAGGCGCACCGCGAACGCCTCCACGAAATCTTCGTCGATGTGGAAGCTCGCGAACCATCCTACGACGCACCCGCGATGTGGCTCAAGCTTGCCGAAGATGTATTCGATTGCTCCGAAACTTCACCCGCGTTCGTTGCCGCCGTGCTGCGGAAGTTCGTGTGGCAGGTGAAGCGGAAGATTCGCGGGATGGAGGTTTTCGATCACCTGATGCCGGTCATTCTCGGACCCCAAGGGATCGGCAAATCCACGCTGGTGAACAGGTTGCTCGGACCTGTTTCCGAGTTGAAGCTGAATGTCGATTTCCAAATGATCACAGACGATCGCAATGTGGAGATTTGGCAGTCTTATGTGATGTTCCTCGACGAGATGGGATACGCGTCGAAAGCCGATATCGACACCGTGAAGAACATCATCACGGCAAGCACCCTCACCCGCCGTCCAATGCGCACCAACTCGATGGTGACGATCGACCAGAAAGCCACACTCATCGGTTGCTCGAACCGTGAGCTTGGCCAGCTAGTGCGCGATCCAACCGGGATTCGCCGCTTCGTTGGTATCCGTATGCGCAGCGACGCAGACCGTGCGCTGATCAACTCGCTCGATTGGTCGCTAATGTGGGGTGATGTTCGGGTCACGGATGCTGATCCGTTGGCGGCTCATCGCACCGTGTTGGCTGATCAACAGGAAGACAGCCGTGAGCTTGGCCGTGTCGAGAAGTGGATGGCCGAATTCACCGGAGCGAATAATGCCTATCAGGCAGGGATCAACAAGGCGGGGAATATCCCCGCCGCCGACCTATACCGCGCCTATCGCGAATTTGAGGACGAGAACTTCCCCGGCGTCTTCAAGACCAGCAAGACCGATTGGGATTATGAGATGGCGCGGTTGCGCAAAAACTCACCCACGGCGGTGATCTTCGACAAAAAGCGCGGCGGTGCCGGGATCATGTATCGCTGGATCGGCGAAGTGAACCTTCGGGTGGTGGAGTGATCCGGGCGGGCGTTGCCGCGTGGTGACGCCCAATTTGGCCATCGAGCGGCAAAGCCATCACACCCATCACACCCATCACACCCATCACACCTGCATTGCGTGGCATACATATGCCGAAATCGAGATAAATCGAGGTATATCAGCAGTTTATGAGTAATAATGTAGTATATGTATAGTATGTATAGTATGTATACTACTTCTATTACCAGATATTAATTCGAGATAAAAAGTTCTTTATAAACGAGAATTGGTCAAAAAGCCGACATCTACATACATATCTACACGGCTTGTCGATTTGGCATGCGCTCGATGCCTTAAGCCCCATGGGACGCGCACCAGCGCTCACGCCTGCTGGATCAAGCGTAATTCTTATCGATGGCTCCTTGGGACCAGTCTCGGAAGCAAATCAAAAACCAAACCAACCAGCGCCCCGACCGCTACCGCTCGAACGAGGGTCCACCAGAAATGACCCGGAAAAATCAGAGCGAGCACCACGCCGATCACCAATCCGATTGTAGCCGTACCCCATACGGAATTTCTACCTCGACCTGAATATGCGATTAAAGCTACGAAGGCCGCGAAAAAGGTTATCGGCCAAATCATGCTGATCGCTCGGCGGTTTTGTCGTCGCCAGTCCAATACCGTTCGCGCAGATACTTCGCCAACGCCTGATACTCGTCATCGCCAACCTCACGATATCGATCAATCGGATCATCCTCTAATTTTTCATCAAGCTCGAAAACCATATTGTTTCGAAAGTATTGATATGTCTTCCGGATGCTATCCGTGATTGCTTGGATACGATCATGAGTTTCCGGCTGAAGAAATATCGTCCCTTCTTCCGTCGCAATGTTCAGCCTGACCACAGCTTCGTTCGCTTCTCGTAAGCGCAGCCACCCTTGAAGTTCGCTATAATAGGTGGTCCGTTCATATCCGGTTTTACCTCGAAGCTCGTCTTTCTCGTGCTCTTTCATCGGAGAATCTTTTAAAAGCGCTTCGAAATGGGCTTCGGTCATCTTGTGAATGTTGGTGCCTTCCTGCCACCTCGATATGAGCCGAAGCACAGCGTAGTGAGCGCTGGTAGCTGCGTTCCAGATGGCGGGGATTATCTCAAATTCACGCTGGTTCAGCTTTGCGGACCGATCCAACAGGTTCGATCGCTCAAACTTCATCCGCTCGATGTAGCCGGTATGCTCGTGACGAGCGGCTTCAAGCTGCGACTGTCCTTCGAGTTTGACCGCCTCAAGCTGTTTCTGCCCTTCGAGCTTCACCGCTTCGAGCCGACTATCGAAGCGTGAATCCAGCCACTTGCTCGCGACGACCTTTGCGCCCGTCCACATGATGCCCGCCGCAGTCAGAGCGCTGATACCAATCGATCCTGCCCATTCTCCGAGTTCCATAAGGTCGATTACCCCGGCTTGTTTATGCTGTGATTGCTGTCGAACGAGATCAATCGGCTTTCCCGCCAACTTTGAACGCTGCGCCCAAACTGGCGCGGCAGTCGGGCTTCATGGACGCCTTTTTGAAGTGATCAACCTGAACCGATCAAGCCTGCCAAAGCCGGTTTTGCCTGATGCCACAATGCTCCGGCCCCGTAGACTTTCAAAAGGAAGTCGCCGGATTCATACACTCCTTTCGCTACTTGAATGCGTTCGTAAACGCCCTTCAAAAATTCACCGACCAGTTTCATCACCGCGCCAGCGTCTGGATTTACTTCTGGGGTAACCCCCGTCCGTTCAAGCATCACATAGGCCGCAATAACCTCGCGCAGGGAGTCGAGGGCGTAACCCCAACCCAGCCAACGAACTTTCTCCAAGCGAAATCGAAATTGGGTTAGACCATCGATCAAGGCTTGCCTGATAAAGTCCTGCTCGGATATCTGATGACTCTGAAGCCACGATATAAGGTGACTTACCTGCGTGAGAACCTCGGCAACTTCATCTTCAGATAGTTTTTTGTATCCTATCCGAGCACGAACCAGACCAGACACTGCCTTCAACGGCTGAACATTTTTAGGTGAAACCCTTATTTGACCATCGGCCTCCCAATGATTCCGCAGCGCAGGGCCGGTAAAGGCAATAAGGATATCTCGAACATGAGCTTGGATATCGGCTCTGAAATCTTCGTCAAGATCGAGTTCGCCGATTAGTTTAGCCAGTAAATCTACTCTTTCGCTGATCGTGAAAATGATCTGGTAGAATTCTTTAGACCAAACCTCTACGCCAAACATGGTTGCGAGATGAACCTCACCCAAGGTCTGCGGCTTTATCACGGTATATACGGCTTCGCACAGTTCGACGAGTTCCCGCGCCGGATCGGTCATAATTATTGGCTTGGCAGCGGGCTCGGTCTCGGGGTTATTGCCGCTCGCATCTGTGGATTCGGTAGTGCTCAAGCTCTTCTCCGATTCTGAACGCCGTCCCAATTAGGCAGCTTTGCGTGCTAAATATCAGATGGCGAACAAACCCACCACCTTCTCTAGCCGGACGAAGACCATCACCAGCCGCAATGGTGGCAGCGCCCATCTACGGGACCGTAGCGCGGCGTTCAGGCGCGTTTGCGAGCGCTTGCTCACCGTCGATCCCCTGTGTCGCTATTGCCGCTCACAGGGGCGTATAACCGCCGCGACGGTAACCGATCACATCATTGCCCTCGCGCTTGGCGGGACCAATGACACGAGCAATCTGGCACCAGCTTGCAGAGACTGTAATGACCGCAAGAGCACGGACGAGAAGCGGTTCATCGCGAAGCGCTACGATCTCGTGGATGTGATGCGTGACCGTGCGTTGGCGGTCTGGATTGCGCATGCAGCGTTTCGCTTGCCGGAAACCGACTAACGCACGAGATTGCGCCTAATGGCATACGCGGGGGGCATAGATGACGGACGAGACAGGCGGCCAAGCGCCAACCGATGGTGAGGTTCGGATCATCATGTTTCAAGCAATGGAGCAGATGTTCCTTCATTCCCAAGCGAGCACCGAACTACTGAAGACGATAGATGCGCGCCTTGCAGGGGTCGCGGCGGGAAGCGACGCCATCGCCGGAGTGGTGGACGACAATGAGACGCAGCTTGCAAACGAGCGCACAGTCGCAATGCAAAAGGAACTCATCAATCACATATTTGACAAGAGCCACCAGTATGTAACGATTATTATCGCGGGCGCGTTCGCCGCATATTTCACAACCCTCGGAGCGCTAACCACCAAGTTCAAGGACATTGAGCTTCGGGTCTCCGCCTTACTGATGACGGTAAGCGTTACCGTCTTCGTGATGTGGGAAATACTGAACATGTTCTATATCGGGCATCACACTTTTAAGGGCGATTTTGGTGTGATCACTCAACAAACGCCTTGGCTTCGGCGGGGTTGGTATATCGCCATGGTCGCCACCCTTGGAACGGCCATTCCGGCAATCGGGCTATCGCTGTTCGTCTACCTTCGTGGTTTAGGCGTCGGCGCGATGCTCACAAAGCTATTAGGTTAGGGGCAAAGCTTTGAGAGAACATTTTGACCGGACGATCGTGTTCAACGATCAATCCGATTTGAAGAGTCTTTATAGTTGGTCGCTGAACGAGCTTGACGACGCGGGTGTAAAGGTAGGAAGCGACTATATCCCGTGGCAATGGACTTTGAATTTCAAAGCGAAGTCCGTCGTCCTAAATGACAAGACGCAAATCGGTGATCGATACGCCGAACCGGACGCAGAACCGGGAGCCAAGACCAAGCGCACGATCACCGCGTCGTTATATCCCGATGAACATAGCGGCTACGCGCCGCGATATTCGATGCTTGGCACCGAACGGACCATCACCGACTTTAACCTATTCATTGAAGAAGCGGACGCGAAAGGCGAGCGTTGCGCTGTGTGGGGTGGTGTCAGCTATACATCGGACATCGATTTCCGAGATGTAACGCAGCCCGACACGGTAGCATTCTATTTGTATGTGAACCCCGACCGCTTCCAAGAATATGCTCTCCGGATCGAGGCGCGACAGGTGGATAGCATCGCGCTGCGTGTCGGCGGAGTGAATGGCTTCTATGCCAATTGGTCGCCGGGGATCAGCACGAATGAGATCAAGGTGCTCACCCGCGATCGGAAGCACGAGGTGCAGAACGCAAAGGACGATGTGCCATTGTCGCGACTGGGTGAAGTAGAGGAGGCTGAACTATTCCTCGTCACCACGGTTGACCTTCCCGTCGCCAATCCCGCCGACGAACCCGATGAGGAGGAAGTCACTCACGATAACGGTCGTCCGATTGATCGAGCCGCGCAACTTGAGGCTTTGCGAGATCGACGCGCGCAGGACACGCTGAAGATGATCACATCGTTGCGAATGGCGGCGTGGACGATCGCGGCCTTCTTGCTCATCAGTTTTTTCGTCCATCGATAGAACGCATCGAGCCGTGAAGCTAAATACATTCATGGATAATCGTGATGACGGTCATCAGGGCTTACCCGAAGCCGACCGTGGATCGCGGGGTAAATCGATCCACGGAACCGAACCAGACCGGGGGCGGGTGTTTTTCTGCCACGGCGGCAATCTCCCCCACCGTCCCCCAGTCTTTTTCTCACCTGTTTGAATTAAAATCCGGGGCTATTTGCGAAGCTTAATCGCCGACTGAAAGTTTGAAGCTCTTGTGTTATACACCGCCTCTTGGTTCCCTTCGGTCATTACTCGAACCAGTGGCGCTTCAAAGCCAAGGACCGTTCCCTCAACATTAAAAAAGCCATCACCATCACCAAAGTTAAACCTGTAATATCCCTCTAACTCAAACAAAACAAACCTCCGTCATTACGCGGGTACCGCATCGTGGGATGTAGGCGGCTGCTAGGGATTGTCCACCGAGGCTAGAAAAATAGTGGGGTGGACCTCACACCCCACTGATCTCACGCCTTATTTAGGCGCCTTCCGAGCAGCGATCGTCGCCGCGAACTTCGCTTTCCGCTCTTCGGACCAGCCGGTGCCGCCCGCCGATGCGCGAGGGGCGCGGGGCGTGCGAACCTTGACGGTGGTGCCAGCGGTCGTGTCGGCTTCGAACTCTTTATCGAATTCGCCAGCGTTCACGGCGGCGATCATCGCGTTGAGGAAATCTCCAAAACGCTCCGAAGGGATGAAGTTGGTGGTCTGGCCATTCACGACCAGCGGGGCACCATCCTTGCGGACCGGGCTAAACGCTACGACGCCGTTCGCGAGCTTCCACAGCTTCTTGCCACCACCACGGGTCGCCTCGGTGCTGGCAAACTGCGTCTTCGCGGCTTCGAGACGCGACACAACCCAAGCACGATCCTTCACGGGATCGTAAGCCTTCTTGTCAAAGGTTTCCTTGAGTGCGGGGTCGATGAGCGCGTGAAGCTTGTCGAGAAGTGACATGATCGTGTCTCCATAGTTCGGTGAAGGTCACGAACTACGAACTCGTTGCGACTGTCAACTAAATACCCTCATGCAACGAGGCCCGAAACTCAAAAATCCCGCAACCAAGAAGCTTGCGGGTACTTACAAAGAATGCGTGGATGGCGCGACAGCGCCGATCGTCGAGCTTGCGGCAGACTCTCCCGTCGCTCCCTCATGGCTCACCGATGCTGGTAAAGAGGTATGGGCGGCAGACATCTCGCGCGTGAAAGCGTGTGGTGCTCGCGAAGCCGATAGCCACTTCTATGCAGTCTATTGCCAGTGGATGGCAGGATACATCGAAGCTGTGAAGGCCGGTTCCCCTCCTAATGCCGCCTATGTTTCCGAACTACGCAAACAAATGGAAATGCTCGGCATCAGCGGGGCGAAGGCTCGCCTGTCGCGCGGCTCTGACACAACCTCACCCGCCAATCGGTTCGCAAAGTTTAAGTGAAGCGATACGCAAAGGGCTCATTCGCTTGGACCGCAGTTGACTACGCGAAGAAGATCAAGAGCGGCAAGATCGCTGCATCGTGGCAGGTACGATCGTCCGCCGCTCGGATGCTCGCGGACCTCGAACGAACCGACATCATCTTCTCCGAACCTCATGTGGATCGCGCGTGCGCGTTCATCGAAGCGCTCGTCCATATCAAAGGCGAATGGGCAGGCCAGCCGGTAAAGCTTGAGCCGTTCCAAGTCTGGATCATCGCCTCGATTTTCGGCTTCCTGAACGCAAAGACACGGCTTCGGAAGGTCCGCAACGCCTTCATTTTGCTCCCCAGAAAAAACGGCAAGTCGCTACTGGCGGCTGGCATCGCACTTTACATGACATTTGCGGACAATGAGCCGGGTGCGGAAGGCTACTGTGGCGCTTCCAACCTGTCGCAGGCCAACGAGGTCTTCAACCCTGCCAAACGAATGGCAGAGCTATCACCGGGCTTTATGGAAGCCTTCGGCGTGGAGGTAATGGCGAAGTCGATCTTCTCGGAAGACAGCGGCTCCAAATTTGTGCCGGTCATTGCAAAGACGAAGGACGGATCATCGCCGCATGTCGCCATTTGCGATGAGCTTCACCAAGCGAAAGACGCAACGCAGATCCAAGCCTTCAGGACTGGCATGGGCGCGCGGCGCCAACCGCTATTACTCGTCATCTCGACCGCTGGTTTTCACCTTGCGGGCATCTGCCGCACCGAGCAGCTCGACGCAGAAGCCGTTCTCAAGGGCACCTCGGCGGATGATCGCCTGTTTTCGGCGATTTACACCATCGATCCAGAAGACAATTGGCGCGATTTTTCTGTCTGGCGGAAGGCCAATCCGAATCTTGGCGTGTCCGTTTCGGAAGAATACCTTCGTGGCGAGTATGAAAAGGCTCTTCAAAGTCCCGCAAATCAGGCGTTTGCGCGCACAAAGTACCTGAACCAGTGGGTCGCATCGGCGAATGGATGGCTCAATCAGGTCGATTGGGCGAACTCTGGTAGCGATACGCTCGATATGGCGGCGCTCAAGGGCCGCAAAGCATTCATCGGCGTGGATATGTCCACCCGACAGGATTTGACCGCGATTGTGGTCGTGGTTCCCCTCCCTACCCACGGCCAGCGCGCCATTTTCCCATTCGCGTTCGTCCCAAGAGGCGCGGTGGACGATAGTCCGAACGCCCCCGCCTATGCGTCGTGGGTCCAGAATGGCGATCTCATTGTCACGGAAGGCTCGGCGTCCAGCTTCGTAGAGATCGAGGCAAAGATTGAGGAGCTATGTAAGCACTTCGCCGTCGAAGAGATCGTGTTCGACAATTGGCAAGGCGAGAACACACGGCAAAAGTTTGAGAAGCTGGGGCTTAACACCAGCGTGTTCGTATCGAACTCCTCCGAATGGACGGTCGCTATGGACGATTTTGAAGCCGCATTGAAGAACGGCGAGCTTTTTCACCCGAACAACCCTGTCTTTGACTGGTGCGCAGCCAATGTTTGCGCCGCACAGAATGGCGTTTCGCGTCGTCCGGTAAAGCCAAGTAAGTCTGGAGCAGAGAAGATCGATCTTATCGTCTCCGCACTCTACGCGTTCGCCGCTTCGAACAAAGCCCCGGTAGTGAAGAAGGTGCCGCAACTCTTCTTCGTCTAACCTAAATATGGGATGAGCAAACTAATAGATTGGCTTCTTGGGCCAGTGCCCGAAACCAAGAGCCTTACAACCGCAATCGTTGAACTTCCAACGCATTCCGTTGCCGACATCCGACAGGACATTGCGATGTCTGGTTCATACGCTGGTGTGAACGCAATCCAACTATCGGCGGTATTCTCTTGCGCCCGCGTCATCGCGGAAGGTCTCTCACAAGTCCCGTGCATTCTACAGCGCACCAGTCCGAAGGGTGGACGCGAAGCCGCGACCGATCACCCGCTTTACGATCTCCTCGCACGCCGTCCAAACAGCTACCAGACAAGCTTCGAATTTCGCGAATGGATCGCGCTACAACTCGCATTGCTTGGAAACGCATTCGTCTTCGTTTCGCGCAACGCGAGAGGCCAGCCGATTGAGCTAATCCCCCTGCCCCACGGTTCAGTTTCGGTTTCTACTCCAAGCTTTGGTGAAGTTCTTTACCGCCTGAATGTTGTCGGCAATCCGATCTATGAGCAGCGGAATATCTGGCACCTTCGCGGACCGTCGATGACCAGCTTTGAAGGTTTGTCTCTCCAAGCTGTCGCCGCACAGGCCATGGGGCTCGCCGCAAATCTCGAAACATTCGGCGCAAGCTTGTTCAGCAACGGCGCGAAGCCGTCTGGAATGCTCACCACCGATAATGAGTTGTCCCCAGAGCAGCAGAAACAGTTGTCGGATTCATGGAACGCTCAACAGAGCGGTCTTGCGAACGCACACCGCACGGCGGTGATGAGCGGTGGCCTCAAGTTTGAGCCCGTCCAGACCAATGCGAACGAAGCGCAATTCATTGAATCCCGCCGCTACCAGACCGAAGAGATTTGCCGGATCATGCGGGTCAATCCATTGATGGTTATGCAGGCCGCTGATTCTTCGTCTTACGCATCGGTTGAGCAGATGTTCTTGGCTCACCAAACGCACACGCTCAACCCTTGGTATGCACGGTTTGAGCAAAGTGCCGAAGCTGCACTACTCACCAACGACGACATTAAGAAGGGCTACCGCGTCTTCCTCGATAGTCGTGAGATGACACGCGGTAACGCAACCGATCAGGCAACTTATCTCGCTCACATGAAGCAAAACGGCTTCATGACTACGAACGAAGGTCGCGATTTCGTCGGACTCGATCGCTTTACCGATCCAGATTCAGACAAGCCGATGCCAGCCGCAAATTTGTACGGCCCGAAGTCGGGAACGCCAGCGGCATCCGATCCTAAATAAAGATATGGAAAAGAAACTATTCAGCTTGGCGGAAGTCAAGTTTGCGGCATCCGAAGACACCGCGATTAAGACATTCGACGGGTATGGAGCCGTGTTTAACAACACAGACGCTTACGGCGATGTGATTGCACCGGGAGCGTTCGCAAAGTCACTCAAGAGCGGCGCGAAGCCGCTGATGTTTTTGAACCATGATATGTTCAGCCTTCCGATTGGTCTTTGGACCGATCTTGCGGAAGATGACTTTGGTTTGAAGGTAGCGGGCGAGTTTATCGATACGCAGGTTGGTCGAGACACCTACCTTGCTTCGAAGGCTGGCGCGATCACCGGCCTATCGATTGGCTATATCCCCACGGAAGTCAGCTACGGCAAAATCGGTTCCGATGAACCGGCACGCACGATCAAATCTCTCGACCTGATTGAGATTTCCGTCGTCACCATTCCCGCAAATTCGAAGGCTCGCATCGTTGATGTGAAGTCCATGAAGCAGCCCGAAGACTTTGAGCGCGAGCTTGTAAGACTTGGAATGAACTTCGCCGAAGCCAAGAGTTTCGTCGAAGCCGTCTCGGCATCGTCCGAGACTAAATACAATCACAAGGCCAACCTTATCGCGGCCAACGCCCTCTTGTCGAAACTTTTAGGAGAATAATGAGCGACGATATCAATACTACGCTGAACGCAATCCAGACAGCGTTCACCGAACTGAAGTCCACCAACGATACCAAGCTCGCTGAAATGGCGACCAAGGGTTCGGTGGACACCTTGATCGAGTCGAAGATGGCCGCGATCAACGAAACCATCACTGCCCTTGAAAAGAAGATGGCCCGCCCCGCGATCGGTGCTGGCGCTTCGCAGGAAGAGACCGAGCACAAGTCCGCTTGGAATGCTTGGTCGCGCAAAGGCGTAGGCGAGCATGAGCTTTCGGCTCTTGAGAAGAAGGCCATGGTCGTTGGTGATGCCAACTCGGCTGGCGTTGCCCTTCCCAAGGTTGTCGAGTCCGGAATCTATTCGTCGCTCGTCACCCTGTCGCCGATCCGCTCGCTCGCAAATGTCATTCAAGTTTCGTCTGGCGACTATCGCATCCTGACCACTGACAAGAATGTTGGCGCTGGTTGGGTTGGCGAAACATCGGCTCGTCCCGAAACCGCCGCGCCTACCCTTGCTGAACTGAAGGTTCCGTTCGGCGAAGTATACGCGAACCCGTTCGTTTCCCAGACGGCGCTTGATGATCTCGCATTCGATGTGGAAGGTTTCATCATCGATGCAACTGCACAGAAGTTTGCGCAGATGGAGAATGTTGCGTTCATGTCGGGGGATGGCGTCAACAAGCCGCAGGGCATTTTGACCACCACCGGCATCACAACCGTCAAGACCGGCCTCGCATCGGCTCTTTCGGACTCGACCAAGTCGGCTGATTTCGTATTTAACATGATTCAGACCCTCCCGGCAGCATACCGCACGGGTGCTACCTTCATGGTGGCTTCGTCTTCGATGGCTGCGATTCGCACCCTCAAGGACTCGACGGGCAACTACCTCTATTCGCCGGTTACTGCCGACAATGCGGGTAAGCTTGGCGGCTACAATGTCGTTGAGTCGGAAGATTCGCAGGCAATCGCTGCGAATGCCCTCCCGGTAATCTTCGGCAACTTCAACCTTGGCTACCAGATCGTTGATCGTGTCGGCATCCGCACTTTGCGTGATCCTTACTCGAACAAGCCGTATGTTGGTTTCTACTCGACCAAGCGCGTCGGCGGCATGGTTCGCGACAAGAGCGCGTTCGTGCTTCTGAAGGTTGCGGCATAAGACTAAAACTAAAGTCTACAAACTTGAGCCGGGAAGAGATTCCCGGCTCTTTTCATAAATATCATTATGAACATCATCGAAGAAGAACAAATTCAGGAATGGCTCCGGCTCGATCCTTCCACCGACATCTATACACTGAACATGCTGGTGGATTCAGCAATCGATGTAATCGAGCACCACACGGGGCGCACCTACCTCCCCTATGACGATCCGCTCCTTGGCATCGTCACGCCAGCCGTCCCGACATCAATCAAACACGCCATTGCCGTGTTCGTCGCCGCCCATTTTGCAGACCGTGAGGGCGCTACCGATACGGTTATGACCACCGTCCGCCGCCTTTGCGCGCCATTCCGGATCGCACGGCTGTGAAGATCGAAGCGGGGAAGCTGGATCGCAAGCTTGAGCTACTGACACCTACCGTTCGTCGCGATGAGTATGGGCAAGAGATCAGCACCTTCGACGCGGTGACCACGATCTATGCACAGCGTCTGGAGATGCGCACGCAGGACGCGGCACGATCCGGGGGCCGCGAAACATTCGCCATGACGCGCTTCCTCATACGCTGGCGCGCCGATCTCAAAACCTCGATGCGTATCCGCGTAAATACGAAGCTCTACGATATCATTGCGATCGAGGAGCCCGACCGTCGCGCATCGATGGTGCTCACAATGGAAGAGGTCACCCGGTGATCAACTTCAATATGAGCGGTCTTGCCGCCCTCCAAAAGCGATTGGAAAGTCTTTCGAAGGAAGAGGCTACCAAGGCGGGGCAGATTGCCAACCGCGCTGGTGCGGCGGTGCTGCGTAAGGAAGTTATCAAGACGGCTCCTAACTCCCCTAAAACTACAGAAGGCGAAATTCGCACACGCCATACAAAGGGTGGTGGGACGCGTAAGGAAACGCACCACAAGATCGTAAACAGCGTAAAAGTCAAGAAAACCAAGGGCTCGAAAGCTACGGAAGTCCATAACGCGGTAACGATCTTTGGTGCGTATCACGCGACCTTTGTTGAATTTGGAAGCATTCGCAACACCGCCGACCCGTTCATGCTCCGCGCGCTGAACGCTTCGCAAGGTTCGATCATCGAGACAATCTCAAAGGTGCTGAATAAACAGCTTGTGAAGCGCGGCGCATAAATATCGTCATGATCGAACCAAAGCTATACGCGCGTCTTTCAACGCTATGTCCGAATGTCTACCCGAATGTTGCGCCTGCAAACTACAAGACACCATGCGCGGTGTATCAGTGCCTCGAAACCGAGACTTTCAACACCCTTGACGGCTACTCGAACGACTCGTTCGTTACATTTCAGATATCGATTTCCTCGACGGTGTATAGAGAGGCCAGCAACCTCGCTCGCTCGATACGCAACAGCCTTCGCGATTGGCAGGAAGATGGCGTGCACGCTGCGTCTTGGCTCAATGAGGTTGTAGCCGTGGATGATACGGAGGATGTCACGCTTCATCGTATCATGCTGTTCTTCAAGTTCTTCACAACCGACTGATTGAAGCTGTGAGCATAAATACTTCTGTAATCAAAATTTCAGGAGTCTCATGGCTAACAATGTTGTAAATTCTAAAGGCGCTACCGTAACGATTAAAGTTGGCTCGGGCGCAGCCACGAAGATCGGCGGTATCACTGACTTTTCCGGCATCGGGAGCGGGTCCGCAGCGGTCATCGACATCACCGACCTTGACTCGGGCAGCAAGGAAAAGATGATCGGCGTAATGGACGAGGGTCAGTTCAAACTGTCCTACAATGTCATCAAAGGCGATGCCGGTCAGGCTGCACTCGATACCGCTCGCGCCAGCGGGGCTGTTGTTGAGTTAAAGGTTACGACTTCCGCAACCATTTACACCTTCTCGGCTTTCGTTCTTACAAATGAAAAGGGTGGCGCGGTTGATAAGCAGATCACCGGTTCCGCAGGTTTCGAGATTACCGGTTCGGTCGTTCAGGCTCCGGTCACTGCATAATGGCGAATCTCCTCTCACGAGAGGCGATCTTGGCGGCACCTGTGGTCACTACCGAAGTTGAAGTGCCTGAATGGGGCGGAAGCGTTCTCGTTCGTGCACTGTCTTTGAAAGCCCGCATGGCATTGCTTGACGCCATCTACGCAAACGATGCCGAGCACACGGCTTGGAAAGAGGATCAGGCAAAGCCCGAAGCCGATCGCGAAGGGCTTGCTCGCGTCGATCTCTACGACCAATCCATTCTCACGGTCATCCACGCTATCGTTGATGAAACGGGTGAGCAGGTGTTCACGGTTGATGACTACGATCGTTTCGCGGCAATCGACTATGATGTTATCAAGAATATTTGGGTTGCAGTGACGATGCATAGCCGACGCGACCCCGAAGCATTAAAAAAAAATTCAGGCAAAACCCGCACAGGCGGTTCGTCTTCCGGCTCGCGCTCGCGCTCGGCAAAACCGTAAAGCAACTTGATCAAGAGATGGAGCCGAACGAGTTGGCAGAATGGGAAGCTTACCATTCGCTCGAACCGTTCGGCTCACCCGCTGATGATGATCGCTCTAGCATAGTTTCAGCGTTGCTCTGGTATGCTAACTACAAGGGAGACTTACCAGAATTCTTCGATCGCGATCCCGAAGAAACTGCTCGCCTCAAAGCCAAAGCCGAAGCGGCAATCTCACTTGAAGATAAGTTCGATGCATTCTTTGGTCCAATCGCAGTCGAGGCCGTGGAACCACCCGTAGCCTAAATATCTACATGGCTAATGTTGGTTCCCTTGTTGTCGATCTCGCGCTTGAAAGCGCACAATTTATTGCGGGTATGAAAAAGGTGGCAGCGTCCACCGCACAGACCGCAAATCAAATCACCTCGTCCATGAACCTTGCCAAGAATGCCGCGATCGGCTTCGCTGGCGGGTTCATCGGCGCGTTCTCTGTCGATGTCCTACAGCAGCGCATCCAAGAGGCGTTCGATTACGGTGACGCAATCGTTGACCTTGCCGATCGAACCGGCGCTACCACCAAGACCATTCAGGAGTTCCGCTACGCAGCACAGCTTTCCGGCTCCTCGATGGAGAACGCCGACGCAGCCGTGGAGAAGTTTGCGAAGAATCTTGGCGCTGCACAGAACGGCAACAAAGCCTTTGCGAAGACTTTCCACGATCTCGGCGTGACGAGCACCGACACTGACACCGCTATGCGCCAGACTATGGATGGTATCTCGAAGCTTGGGACCGTTACGCAGCGCAACCAGAAGACTATCGAGCTTTTCGGTAAATCGGCAAGCGACCTCACCCTTCTTATGAGTGGCGGCGCAAAGGGCTTCGACACGCTCGCACAGGCGGCGGAAAGCTACGGGATAGTGTTGGACGATCATCTTCTTCGCAACGGCGGACAGGTGAACGATCAGCTTGATACAATGAAGATGATCTTGAACGCAGAAATGGCGGGAATGATCATTCAGAACGCCGATGCGATTATGTCGTTGGCGAACGCCTTCATTCAGGCGGCTTCGGCGGCTGCGAACTTCTTTGCGCAGATGGACACGAAGAAGTTGATGAGCGTTGCAAATGGCGTAGACCTTAACTCTGACATCCCGACCTTGCTAATGGGACGCCTTCGGGGGAAATCGACAAGTCAGGTTTCTACCGACGCGCGAAACGAACTCAAAACAACGAAGACCGGGCGTCAAGCGCTACACGATGATCTTACCAAGCGATACAATGCCGGAATACGCGAAGGGCGCGATAAGAACGATGCGGACATGCAAGCGATGCTTGCCGAGCGCGAAGATATCGCGAAGGCGGAAGCTCGGTCGCGGCATGGCTTGAAGATCGACCGTAGTGGCACACCGACAGGCACACTTCCCATACCATCTGGATCAAAGACAAAAACTCCGAAGACGCCAACGGTTAAGCTGAAGTCTGATGACGAACTCACCGCGCAGTGGGAGAAGGCATTCCTTGGCGCTCGTGCTGAACTCTACGCTGCGCAGGCCGATCTAACCACCGATCCCACGGAACGGCAGGAGCTTGGCGCACAGCAGCGTCGCAACCGCTACTTCATCAACGACGCTGATCTCACAGCCGACACCGGCACCGATCAGCAAGTCAGAGAGGGGAAGAAGCGCTACACAGAAGCGCAGGCCAAACAGCTTCGCCAGATCGACAAGGAAATCCTCGACGCAGAGTATGACGGATCAATCCGCGATCGTGATGCGGAGATCGCAAGGGATCGCCTCGACCTCTCGTTAAACGGCCTCCAGATCGAGAACGACACCCTGTCGGCGGAGATGAGCCTTTCGCGCTCCACTCGTGACCGTCGCGATAAGGCGTTGGCGCTTGTCCGCAACCAGTTTGAGCAAGAGCGCCTCCAGCTTGAGAATACGATCGAACTAGCCAAGCTGGGCAAGGCGACCAAGGCCGAACGAGAGGCGGCAGAAGCCCGTTTAAAGGCCCTTCCAGCGCTTAAAGCGCTCGCCGAGGAGGGAAGCCGCCGACAGAACCAATCGCCTCTTGAAGCCTATCTGGACGCCATCCCGCAGACGAAGGGGGAGATCAACGATGCGCTCGAAGAGGTTCAGGTCGATGGCCTCAAGAACCTCCAAGACGGATTGCTTGGTGTCATTGATGGCACCAAGTCGGTTGGCGATGCCTTCACCGATATGACGAAGACGATCCTGAACGGGTTGATCAAGATTGGCCTTCAACAGGCAATTATCAAACCGTTGGGTAATCTCTTGTTCGGAGGTGGCGATAGCGGCGGTGGCGGTCTTCTCGGGTCCATCTTCGGTGGATTGATAAAGGGCGCTCGTGCGAACGGCGGCATGACCTCACCGGGTAGCTACCTCGTTGGCGAGCGCGGGCCGGAAGTTGTCCGCATTGGCGCGAACGCAAATGTGATGACCAACAACGCGATGCGCAGCGCGGCGAACGATAATCGTGGCGGTGTCAATGTCACCTTCGGTTCGATCACATCGAACGATCCCGCAATGGTAAAGGCGTTGGCGATGCAGGCGGCGATGGAGCTTGCCCCCGTCTTCCGTGATCAGGCGGTGAACGCCACGATGACCAAGCTTCGTCGTCCCAACCTGTGACGACGAAGCGTCATCGCGCGAATGAACGGGTGTCTTCCTAAATACTTTCGTGATCTATCCCCTCGCCTTTCCCAACAAGTCGCCAGCTTCCTACAAGTTGGTCCTTAAACTTCGCCAGTCAGTTGCGCAGTCGCCGTGGACATACAAGCAGACCACCACCGGAGGAGGGTCCCAATGGATGCTCGAATGGTCGTGGCCTGCGATGTCGTGGAACAATGCTGAATTCATCGATGGTTGGCTCAAAATCTTGAACGGGCAAATAGGTAGTTTCACCTTCGCTCCTCGCCAGCCTTACAATTTCACCACCACCGGACTCACCCTCGCCACAATCGGCTACAACTACAACGGGACCATTTCCGTAAAAGGTTGGGCTGCGAATGCTGGCACAGGTCTTCGTAAAGGGCAGTATTTCCAGATTGGGACGCAGCTTCTTCAAGTGACAGAAGCGGCAGCATTCACCGACGCGAACGGCGCGGCCACCATAAGCTTCGCGCCAGAGCTTCGCCAGCAATACGCGGTAGGAACCATCGTCAACTTCGTAAACCCGGTTGGCGTATTCGGCCTCACTTCATCGGAAGGCCAAAGTTACACGCTCACTCGCGATCAGGCTTGCGAATTTGGTCCTGTCCAAGCGCGGGAGGTTGTTTGATGCGCAACAATACTCCCGAGCTAGTCGGTGCTGTCACCGCACCATCGATCATCACCGCCATAGCGGCTCGGCTCGATTTCCAGTCAGAAACTCTATGGGTTTGGACAGGGGTTGGATCGATCCAAGCGCCTGCGAACAGCGGCGATAGCTTGCTCGATAATCAGGTTTTCGACGCGATCGATCCAGACCTCGTGGATATTGGCGAGAACACTTTCACGATGGGCGGCTCGAATGAGCTTACCGTCACGCTGAATGTCTCGTCCGCACCTCCCGAAGCCATTTCCGCCGCAATGGTTCTACCCGCTGAATTTCAGAGCCGTAGCGCAGTTTTCTGGCGCGCGGTTAAGATCGACACCGGAAATCCGCTCGCGCAGCCTGTGTGGCTGTTCAGGAGAATTCGCAGCGGAACGATGGACAAGCTTTCAGTTCAGGCGGACGGACAGAGCCACCGCATCACGCTCACCATCGAAAGCCATGGTGGTAAGGTTAGCAACGCGACGAACCAGACATATCAAAACCAGCGGTCGTATGATCCGAACGATAGCTCGCAAGACTCGTCAACGGCGATTGCGAACGGCGACCCTGCCCCGACGAAAGCTTCGACCACTTCGAGTTACAGCGGTGGTGGCGGAACTTCGCGGGCGGCATACAACAACAGAGCGGCGTTGGAGTAAGTTGCAATAAATAGCAGGTGAAAACCTTTGTCCGCCACCAAGATTGGGAAGAACGACTTTCCCTTTACCTCGACCGCGTAGCTGAAGAACCCTTCAAGTGGGGCTCGCATGATTGCGCACTGTTTGCCGCTAACTGCGTGAGGGTAATGACTGGCGACGATCCAGTCGAAGATTTTCGCGATGTATATGACACCGCCACTGGTGCGGCCCTTGCGCTTCGCGAACACGGCGATGGCACACTTCTCAAGACGATGAAGTCGATCTTTGGTGAGCCGATCTCGCCACACTTCGCACAGCGTGGCGATGTGATGATGTTCGATCGCACCACCACCGGAATTTGCGTGGGACGCTTCTCTTACTTCGTTGGTCGGCAGCAAGGGCAGGAAGGCTTGCTCACCATGCCCACATCGGCGTGTCGCTACGCTTTCCGCGTGCCTTTCGAGGTGGCGGCATGAGTAAGATTATCAAGATCGTTGCCGTCGTTGCGATTGCGGTTGCGATCGTTGTCTTTGCCGCACCGATCGCCGGAGCGCTGGCGGGACTTGCACCCGGCCTTGCCGCTACCACGATCAGCGCAGCCACCATGGCGGCGATTACATCAGCAGTCGTTGGCGTTGGCATTTCGCTTGGCCTGTCCGCCATCTCAACGCTGTTTCGCAAATCGGCAACCGTGTCGAACTCAATGGCGGATCGATTGAATGTCACCATAGTCCCCTCCACGCCTCGCAAAGTCGTGTTCGGTCGCACGGCGGCGGCGGCAGATATGCGTTTTCGCGAGACTTACGGATCGAAGCAAGATCGTCACGCACAGGTGATCGCTCTGGCGTCGCATCGCGTGAATGCGATCACGCAATTCTACCTCGAAGAAACTCTGACTTGGCAGGGCGCTCTTGTAGCTCACCAGAACGGCATCACGAGCTTTCGTGCTGTCACGGAAGGTAAACCGGGGAACGGCTTCCCGCTCGGCTCTGGTAGCTACTGGACAGCATCCGCGACTTTCACCGGCTGTGCATACATCGCGATAGACTACAAGCTCGACGCAAAAGCTTGGCCACAAGGCATCCCTTCGAAGCTCACCACCATTGTTGAAGGATGCCCACTCTACGATCCACGACAGGACAGCACGCGTGGCGGTTCCGGCTCGCATCGATCGAATGATCAAAACACATGGGCATGGCATGGGCCCGGCGCTGTCGAGATCGGGCGCAACCCGGCGCTCGCCTTGCTCACCTATTTGCTCGGTTGGCGGATCAACGGGAAGCTCGCATGGGGCATGGGGGTTGGGATCGAGAGTATCGATCTCGATAACTTCCGCACCTTTGCCAATGTCTGCGAAGAGCGCGTCCAGACAGCCGGTGGCGGAACCGTCCAGCGCTACACCGCCGATGGGATCGTGAGCACGGCGGATACCCACGATACAGTCATCAACGCGATCACCGCCGCGATGGGAAGCACCAAGCTTACCGATGTAAGCGGACAATACACGCTTGTAGGCGGCTATGACGACACCTTCGGACCGAAGGTAGCCTTCGACGCGAATGACCTTGTAGGGGCTCCCGGCGCACCCACGCCATACGATTGGACACCCTCTGGCCCTACCCGCGACACTTACAACATCGTGCGTGGGCGGTTCGCCAATCCCGATGAGCTTTACCAGCTTGTGGACTGGGGTGAGATCGTCACGGACGATTTATCAGACGGGGTACCGCGCACACTCACTCTCGACCTTGGCTTCGTCAATCGAGCGGAAAGTTGCCAGCGTATCGCCAAGCAATTCGTCGCGCGTGAGGCAAAGACTCCCGGCTTCTTCACGGCGACTTGGGGTCCAAAGGCGTTCTTGGTTCAGGTAGGATCACTTCTCACACTGTCGCTTCCATCACAGGGTTGGAACAACAAGCTGTTTCGCGTTCAGGAACAGACCGAAACGCACGACATGATCTTCCAAATGACGCTTCGTGAAGAATCGCCGGAAGTCTATGCGTGGGATAAAGACGAAGCAAAGCCCCTACCCGCTACGATCCGACCACCCGGCTATGACGCAAGCATGACCATTTCTGTTCAGAACCTTCGACTGTCGAGCACCACCTACCAAGGAACTTGAATAAATACTTGGGTGAGCCAAGTATCTGAAATCCTCGTAACATGGACACCTGAAACTTCGGGTCGAGTCCTATCCATACAAATTCAATCCCGCATCGTTGGGCAAGCGGAGTGGACCGAACAGGCCGCTGCGTTTGATCCAGCGGCGGGACAGTTTCGTTTCACCGCTAACGCTCCATCTACCGATGTCGAAGTGCGCGCCCGCTACCGAATGGTTGAAGGCATCTTCGGCCCTTGGTTGGCTGATCACCTCATCACCGCAGCGGCGGTAGTCGAATATGACACCATCACCGGACTACCCACAAAGCTTGGGGATATCAGTCCGGGAGAAGGGGATAAGCTCACCGGGATCGATGACGGCGCGACGAAGGGTGCGCCAGCGGGAACCAATGTTGGCGGGCGTCCTGCCGAAACAGTTATCTCCGACCTCGACAAGGCATTGGCCAAGATCAACGGTTCGACATACTTCGACACCGATGCCCCGCCCGTCCCTACCGGCTTGGCGCTGGCATCATCGCTCACTGATATTGGCGCGGACTTCCGCGCCACTTGGACTGCATCAACAACCGTTGGCGTTCGCTACATCATCGCGATCAAGCAAGGTTCCGGCAACTATGTCGAGAACGGCGCGGACTCCGCCACCTTCTACGCGCCTACCGTTCCGCGTGGCCAGACGATCACGGCCAAAGTCCTTGCGATAAAGAACAATGTGAAATCCGGTTACTCGCCGGAAGTCAGCATCTCGACCGCGAAAGACGCCATCGCACCAGCACTACCAACTGGGTTGAGCGTCGCCACCACATACAACGGCGCTACCCTGTCTTGGACCAACGCCAGCGATACCGATCTCGACACGATTGAGATTTGGCGTGGTGCTTCGAGCGATAGCACATTGGCGGTTAAGATCGATGCGGTGAACGCGGTTCCGGGACAGCCGGGGCGCTATATCGCAACCGGTCTTACACAGGCCACCGCCTATTACTTTTGGCTCAAGTCTGTCGATACATCGGGCAACGCCAGCGCGCTCACCAACCCTGTTTCAGCTACAACGGCTGGCGGCATTGTCGCGTCTGATTTCGTTGACGGTCTGTCACCGGTCACTACCGTAACCGCGTTGCCTTCCGTGACAGGTTACGCGGGCACGCCGTTGGTCATGTTCAACAAGGAACTCTACCGGATCGTCAACGGCGCTTGGACGAAGAGCGTAAACGGCGCGGACATCTCGACGGGCACCATTACGGGTGCGGCTCTTGTTCCGACCACCTCGCTTCCTGCCACGATCAGCGTTGCAAATGTCACGGGCGCTAACACCATCGGGGACGCATTCACGCGCGCTGATTGGACCAAGATTGTTGGTGCCGGGAAACCTGCCGACAACGCTACGGCCGATGTCTCATTCAGCTATAACGGACTTCTACCGGCGTCGAATATCGTCATCACGGGTAACCGCTTGACGAAGGTTGGTGCGACTTCCGATTGGAGCACTCCGACCACTTCGGGTGATGTTGTTACTCCGATCCAGCGCTTCCCCGGCGGGATGCGTTTCTCATGGCGCGGAACATACGCGAGCTACGCTCTGGCGGTTGGTCTTCTCATTGGCACCAATCGCTATCTCGATAGCTTGTTGTTCAGCATCCGCACGAGCGGCAACATTGCGAACTTCTACATTGGAACAACGCAGGACGGCACGGGCGTAACATACGACGGCAATACCGTTTTCGAGATCGCTTATGACAATGTGAATGTTTATCTCCGCACGGACGGCGTTACGCGTCGAACTTATCCGGTTGCCTCTGGGCTCAACTATGTCCCACATTGTCACTTCAAAGACTTCGGCGCGGCAATGTCTGACATCTCGTTCACGACTTACACCGACAATGCTTGGAACAGCGTCGGCGGCGCTGGTCGTCCCGATGACTTCGCCACGAGCGGCGAAAACATGCTACCGAACGCGAGCCTACTGACAAATACCAATGGCTGGACTCTAGCCGGGGCACTCACCCGAGTCCAAGCAGTCGCTGGCGATCCCGGCAACTACTTCCACGCGACCGCGAACAACGCTTCGCCACGCAGCGCTACTTTCCCGCTCACCTCCGGAATTACAAAGCTGTTTATCAGCTACTGGAAACGCGCCCAAATTGCTGGGCAACAGATCGCTTTCGACATCGGTTTCCAGAACGGTGCGGGCACAGTTACCGGCTATCGCTTCAACAGCTTTGTAGGCGCGGCGAACACTTGGACGATGGTCAAGGAATCGATCGCGGTTCCAAGCGACGCGGTCACGATGAACATTGCTCCGGTATTGGTCGTAAGCGGCACCTACCACGACATCGCAGATATCCGGTTGTCAGCCGTGGAAAGCGCCGCGACCGTTGGGGCTCCTACAGGCACACTGGTGGGCGGCACGCTATCGGAGACGATAGAGCTTCGCGCCAACGATCCCGCTACCCGGATCAACCAGAACACGGTCACGATCGATGGCGGCAAGCTCACGGCAGGAACCGTCACCACCAACCAGCTTGCGGCAGGATCGATCACAGCCGATCGCATCGCGGCTGGTGCGATCGTGATCGGCTCGGATGGTAAGCTTGGTGGCGCTGGTAGCGGCCAAGTCAGCTTGCCCGGTCTTGGCTACACAGGCGCTCTCGATGCCACGCGCGGCGCACCGGCAGGGACGCTGGTCGGTGCCACATACGCACAGACCTTGGACAGCCGCGTCACAAGCGGATTGATGTTCGCAGACACCCGAACCGTCGATTCACCGCCAAGCTTCTATTACGGTCAATACGGCACAACGCGGATCGTTACCGAATTCAAAAACCTCGCGAACATCGGCTTAACGGCGGTTGGCGGATACGGTGGCCTCACGACTTCGGTTCAGTGGGGTGACCCTTCCGGTGGTCCGGTTCACCAAGAGGTTCGCGATAGCTACGGGCGCTATTGGAACCGTATCAGCACTTCGACCACAGCTTGGGGTGGCTGGATAGACACGGGCGCGCAGATCAATAGCGGTATCACGACGATCAATGGCGGGAAAATCACCACCAATTCGGTTACCGCCCTCCAGATCGCGGCGAACACCATCACCTCTGATCAGATCGCGGCTCGTTCGATCGTTGCAGCCGACTTGGTGGCCAACACCATCACGGGGAACGAGATTGCAGCCTCGACGATAACCGCAAACCAGATCGCCGGTCGCACGATCGTGGCGAGCAATCTTGCCGCAAACACCATCACCTCGAACGAGATTGCTGCGGACACGATCACAGCAAACCAGATCGCGGCGAATACGATTACCGGTAACGAGATCGCCACTAACGCAATCACTGCCGACAAGGTTTTGGCAAACAGCATAACGGCGAACAAGCTGGTTCTTGCGACACGCCCGTTCTCGACGATCGGGATGAACATCCGTGTCGATGCGGACAATGTGGTTCGCTGGGACGGTGGATTTTTGCAGTATGTTGACGACAACGGCAACTACACTTCATGGGCTATTGCCGCTGGTGTTGCGGGATACACGAACGCACCATTCTATTTTCTTTGGAACACGAAAACAAAGCCTAACCGGCTCGATTGGACAACCGATTATAATGTCGCATTCAATGGCGATTACAAGAACATCGCTACTTGGAATGGCGGGTCCGATTTAGTCGTCAATGCGGGTGTTGGAACAAGCATCAACGGCGACAGGATCGTCACCGGGACCGTCAACGCCAACAAGCTAACCGCTCGCTCGATCACCGCCAATCAGATCGCGTCGGGAGCAATCACGGCTAACGAAATCTCGGCTGGAACGATCACCACCGCACAGCTTGCCGCTGGTGCCATCACCGCCACAAAGCTTGCGGTCGGTAGCTCGGACAGCATCATCCCCGACAACGACTTCCGGGACGCGGCATTCTGGACGACCGGGAACACGATCGCGAATGTTGTCCCTACCAATGCGGCGTGGCCATCGTCTGCGAATATCCTTTCTGTGGCTGGAGACAACACGACCAAGGATTGGTCAACGCCGTTCTTCAATGTCGAAGCGGGCGCAACATATCGCATTCGCGTTTGGTTCTTTGCGAACCAAGATTTCGTTGGTTCGATGAACCCCGTAATCCACATGCCGAATGTTCAGTGGTTGTCCCTGAAAACTGGTGTCGGCAGTAACCCGGATGCCGTCGATGGCAATAGCGTCACCGCTCCTACATCGGGCGTCATCTTCAAAGAGATCGTGGTGACGAACAGCTACGACTGCCACAGTTGGCAGTTTCGCTTTAAGGGCACGCACAAGGGGTATTTCCAGTTTTATAGCTCGATCGTTCGCGTCTCCGATACAACGCTCATCGCAGACGGCGCGATCACGACGAACAAAATCACTGTTGGAAGTCTAAACGGTGATCGCATCACCGCGAACACACTCGACGCGAACACCATCCGCGCCGGAAGCGTGATCTCGAACTTTGTCCAAGTCGCGAACACCGGTCTCGGCGCAAGCTTCGATTTGGGTTCGATCGCGCTTTCGGCAAATTCGCCTGCGGATCGCATCAACACGATGGCTACCACTATCCAGCCGGGTAAGATCAGCATCGGCGGTGGTGGCACGCTCAACAATTGGAAGAACGGCGCGGACTCGACCGAAATTCGAGGCGGCGCAATCGCGGCGAACACGATCAAGGCGAATTCGCTGATGATCGGTGCACGAGATATCACCGTCATTGGTTGCGACTTCCAGTGGCGGGATGGCGCGTTGAGGTGGTCGGACGGCTACATTCTATGGACGGGCAATGACGGCAACCCGACTTCCGTAACGATCAGCGCGGGCGCGGTTGGTTGGCAAAACCAGTTGACTTATGTCTTTTGGGGTCAGGGTCGAACCTACTTCGATGTCGGTGTTGACTGGTCGCTCGGCAAAGGTGGTGATTTCATCATCATGTGCACATGGCGTGGCGGTGCAAACTTCGTGGCCAACTACGGTGGCACGATCGTTGATGGCGATCGTATCACTACCAGCTCGATTCAAGCGAACAAGCTTTCGGTTGGTTCGTTGTCTGCGATCTCGGCAAACATCGGTTCGCTTGTGTCCTACAACGGCGCTGGCGGACGCGTGGAGAGGGACGGTAACGGAACCCGCGTCTACTACAATAACGGCAACTTGGCCGTGAAGATTGGTTTCTGATGCTGCAACTTTGGGCAGAGAACGGAACCCCCATGCTTGGGCTTGGCGATCGACTTTTCAAGTTTGCGGGCGTCGCCAATGTCGGTTGGGACTTCACGGGTGGAGCGCAATCCGGAACGATCGTTGATGGACGGTTCACACAGTATCCAAACTGTGTGCCGTTCGCATTCAGTATCAGGAACAACTTCGATAATCGCGGTGGCGGCGTTCAGCTAAATATCAGCGGGAACACGCTCACTTGGTCCTATCCGTATCCAGAAACGGACAAGGCTTACAAGCGCCCCAACACGCAATTTATCTATGGTATATATTGATGGCTGATGCAGTTGTAGAATTCTATGATCCGGTAGCGAATAGGCTTCAAGTTAGCGCGAGTATGCTTGGCTTCGTATGTCGAAAGTCCGGAACGGGAGCGACAGGCAATCGAAGTGGCGGCAACACCAACCCCTCTACGATCCTGATAGATACAGCGGGAATGTCCTACCCAATCGTTGCGCTGCAAACGAACGGCTATGCGGCTGCGATGTATGTTCAGCAATATAACAGCACCGTGATAAACTACGCGAGTAGCGGCGCTGTAGGCTCGCCTTTCACCTATTATATCTTCGACTGGACGCCGAACCTCCCTGCGAACAACGGGCTCTTTCAGCTTTATAATCAAGCCACGAACCTATGCGTCTTTTCGAGCAACTATTGGCCGATGAAGCTGGTCAGCAGCGCTCCGGGCGGCAGCGGACAGGCGCAGAATTATCCCGGCAAAACCATGGCCTACGCGTGCTCAACGGTTGGCGCGCATTCGCGCTGTTCACCAGCTTGTTACGATAGCGGAAACCCTGCCATTGATCCGGGAGACGGTTTGACCTCGTGTAAGAACATCAGGGGCCGCATTGATGGCAAGGCGTATGGCGCATCCATCCAAGATAACGGTTCGACGGTTCAGGTAGCCAATGTGTCTGTAGACGATGTGTTAGGCAGCTTCGGTCCCTACTCCGAATACAAACAATATGGCGATGGTTGGGATGTCCCCAATCAAATCATGTCGATCGATGTGACGGGCATTCCAGTCGGCGCGACCTTCTTTTGAATGGCTAAATAAAGGAAATAGAAGAGGTATTAAGAATGGCGACTACATCTAAACCAACCGTTGAAGAACTCGAATCCATGGCTGCGAAATTCATTGAAGCGGATGTCGCCGCTCTCAATGGAGCAAGGGACGCTGCGATGACCTATGACACCGCATTGGCGGCTTTGCTGGATACACTCCCGGCAAACTTCCCGCTCGGTTCGCGTCGTAAGATCGCTGAAATGCGAAGCATGGTCAGCTACACGCTGTATCAGGAATTGCCCTCGCTCATTGGTCAATACACTCCGGTAACACTTCAGGAAACGCCAACCGCGTAACCTACCCAATGTCTCGATAGAGCCATGCCCAAGATAAATAAGTGTATGGCTCTAACTATCAATCTATCAACGAAGACCATGCGCGTTGCCGCTGGCGAACCTATCGTGTTCGCTTATCAGCCAACCAATGGCGCTGGTGTCCCTGAATCGTTGACGGACCGTGCCTTCGTCTTTTCAATCTACGACGCGGAGCGAGTATCACGCGGTTACTTCGATGCTACCGTTGTTCCCGGTCCCGACCCTGTCGCTATGTGGCGCTTGAATGGCCTTATATCGGAACGACTACTGGACGGTTCCGGTCTTCGATGGGAGATCGCGGAACGCCTTCATGACGGCAAAGACCCGATCGCGGCTGGAAGCCTAACCGTCGATGTTAGCGCACCCGCAGTTGCCGACTACAATAGCGCGCCAATCAGTCGATATATCACCCGAATCACCCGGAAGAATGATCCAGAGACGATCGACGCACCGCGCTTCACGATCAAGATTGCAGCCTATGCGCCGGTCGCTGTCGCGCCGTCGCGAACCCTTACCTTTTTAAACTTGGAGCCACTTCGCTTTTCTGACTCCAATTACTTGGAGCTATCAGCATGACAATTCTTTCTCAAATGACCGCTTCACAGCAAGCGGAATTTTTGGCGGCTATGAATGCCGCTGGTATCGTCGATCCGGTCGCGCGATCGGCTGCGGCCGATGCCAAGGCAAACCCTACTTTGACGCAAGCTGCGGTGACAGCCGCTGGCGATAAAACGGCTCGTGATGCGGCAGCGGACGCCAAAGCAAACCCTACCCTCACAAGTGCCGCGATTGTTGCCGTAGGTGGCGATACGACCGCTCGCGCTTCCGCCGCTGATGCGAAGGTTAATCCCGTTCTCACCGCTGCATCGATAGCACCATCACTATCGAGCGCGGGGCTTCCGGTCACCTACGCCACCCCGGCAAACACACTACGCGTCCGCGCTGCGATGGCTCGATCCGATCGCGATATCAATGTCGTCGTCATTGGTCCTTCAACCGTGGCGGGACAGCAAAATGTTTCACCATCGACCCAAGGTTCAGCCGGACTGGTGCCGCAGATTGCAGCACGCCTCAACGGCATGGGGATCAATGCCGGGGCAGAGAACTATTATGGTGATCATGGCTCTTGGGGCACCGCGCAAACCTTCGACAATTACAAGGCTGGTGACTCGCGCATTACCTCGACTGGGACGGTTGGCCTTACTTCAGTTCAAACGGCAGGCGGTAACGCGATCCAGTTGGCGGCAGCGGGCGACAGCATTACCTACACGCCGCTCACTCCGGTTCGTAAATGGCGCGTTCGCATTTACAACGATCGGGCCGGTCGCAACCTCACGGCTTCGTCGGGAACGGGTAATATCCCGGTAAACAGCGCAAATCCGAACAGCATCCAGACAGCTATCATCGATAGTGGTTCGACGGGCTTGAACGCATTGACGCTCACGCAGGCATCGAGCGCCACGAGCGCAAGCATCATCCTTGGAGTGGATGCATTCGACGACACCGCTGGGCGTCGCCAAATCAGCGTTCATAACCTCGGCATCTCGGGTGCGCGTTCGGCACGGTTTAGCGATAATTCGAATACGCTTGGCGGTCAGATTGCGATGACCAAGGCCATAGCGCCCGACTACATGTATCTCGCCGATTTCCCAATCAACGATTGGCGCGGATCAATCTCCGTTGCCGTTTATCAGGCGAACCTACAGGCAGCGATTGACGCCTATCTACCTATCTGTGATCTCTGCATCGTGTTGCCGCTCTACGATGGCGATACCGGCGGATTAAGCTCCACCCAAGAGAGCTTTGTTACCGCCACTCGACAGGTAGCGATGGCGAATGGCCTTCCAATCCTCGACATGCGTTCACGCCTCGTATCGTTTGCGAAAGCGCAGGGGATCGGCTTCTACGAAACGAACGGAACGGTTCATCCCTCTCCGTTCGGGTATGGTTTTTTGTCCTCGGTTTACGCCGAGGATATTCGAAAGCTGTATCGCGGTGGCATCTGATGCGAACGATAAAATCACATCAAATGGCGTTGGTGCGGTGTAGCTAATGGAGCGCGCTGTGACATTAGGAATGACGAACTCGCCATTCCCCGCTTCATTCGACGGTTCATCGAACTTGTTCGCGTTCGTGCTGTTTGCGATGATCGTTGCCAGCACGCTCGCGCTTACCTTGGCGCTCGTTCAGGTGAAGCAGCTATGGGCCGATCGTCGCTACGGCTATGATCCATCATGGGCGTTGAACTCGCTCGTTTTGGCATGCTGCACAGCGGTGTTGATGCGCTGCATTCCCGATGCCATTTACATGATCTCGTTTGGTGATGCCGCCCCGGCAACCATTCAGCGAATCCTTACAGTGAAGCGCTTCATGGACTTCCTGTTTTTGGCACCGCTATTTTATTGGATGGCGATTTTTCGGATGTATCGCGCGGATATCATCCTTAAATTGCGCTCGCCTTCGAATGTCGTTTATTCGGACTTCCGGTTCGCTCAACTCAAACGCTTTACCGGTCTGGTTGGGTTGTCAGGCGCGCTCGCCATCGGCGTCACGCTTGGCCGACTTTATCATTAAATAGATGATGATAGAACGCATCGCCAGCGCATCCGGCTTGATCTTCTCGGCTGGCGCAACGGCAGCGGGAACAAGTGTCGCGATCACCTCACCCAACGCTTACGCATGGCTTATACCGGTAGTGTGCGGCTGTCTTGCCGCGCTTATCGTCCGAGGAATAACCGTCACTACGCCAACCAAACGGAAGAAGGTCTGGCGGTTCGAACTCCTCGTGACGCTTCTCGTTCTTCTCCTCACGGCTGTGATCGTTGAGGAGAAAGAGATGTCAGTCATGGTAGCAACCATGGTCGGAATGTTTTTGGGATCACTCGGAATCGGCGTGATCAAGTTTGCTCGAAACATGTCGGTGGCAGCGCTCAAGGAAGCGTTGGGCGGGATCGACAGCACCAAGCCGTAAGCGGTCACCAGAATGTCTTGGCCAGCGCCGCTAACCCGGTTCCACCAAGATATGCCAGCCCCGCTATAACCACCAAGCATGTCAGACACATTGCCAACGCGATCAGCGCGGGACGCGGGTTTCGTTGCGGCTCGAAGGCCACAACCATGTCGTGCATCATCTGGGTGAGTTTCATTGAGACAATCCAATTCTACGCGCCGCGTGCGCTTTTTGATGCGGATTGCCCTCCTGCTCACTTGATATTAACTTTTCATCAAATGCGCAAGCATTCGCAATTAATATCCGTTAGCACGAATTGCTCATCTGCAATCTCGCGCGTTTTGTTGCGGGCCGCGCGCTACATCCAACCGTGCGCCTTCAGCGCGCTTTGCACGAATGGCCACGAGGCTATGACGCCACCGAAGGTGATCGTGCGCAGACGCAGTCCCTTTGGCGCTTCGCGTTTTTGCATCGCCCACACAGTCAAGCCAGCGACATACGGATGGCCCGCATCGGTAAGGCGATTTGCGACCGACGCCTCATGTTCGTTCAT